ACAGCACATTAGGAGCCAACCAAATGAGTGCAATTCGTATCGTACGCGGCGAGTATCGCGGCAAAACTGTAAAAAACCAAAACTTTACACTAGTCAGCGGCTTCCAAACTGGTGCCAAAGGCGGTTATGTAACCGTGCAAAATGACGGCACCTTTCCCAACTGCCCTGCCACTATCCGCATCCGTGTTGATGCTATCTCTGACTACGAGTTGGTCAGTGGTGACAGCGTGGAAATGAACACACCCGCTCCTGCTCCTACTGCCAAGACAGTAGAGACTGAAGACGAAGCAATGACTCGTATCCGCGAGCGTTTTGAAATCCTTACAGAAATGTCTAAAGCCTGCATTGGCGGCGACATCCGTGCAATGATCGTATCGGGTCCTCCAGGCGTGGGCAAGAGCTTTGGCGTGGAACAAGAGATTGAGAAAGCCACGCTGTTTGATCGTCTTGCAGGCAAGCGACTGCGAGCCGAAGTTGTGAAAGGTTCAGCCACTCCTATTGGCCTGTATCAAACTCTGTACAAATACTCAGACGAGAATTGTGTGCTGGTATTTGACGACTGTGACAGCATCCTGCTGGACGATGTGTGCTTGAACTTGCTGAAAGGTGCATTGGACTCGGGCAAGAAGCGTAAGATTTCTTGGTTGTCGGAGAGCTCGGCTCTGCGCCGCGAAGGCATCCCAGATCAGTTTGACTTCAAAGGCAGTGTGATCTTTATCACCAACATGAAGTTTGACAAGATGAAATCGCAGAAACTGCGTGATCATTTGGACGCTCTGCAAAGTCGTTGCCATTACTTGGACTTGACGCTGGATACTATGCGTGACAAGATCTTGCGTATCAAACAGATTGCCAAAGACGGTGTGCTGTTTGAAGGCTACGACTTTGAACCCGAAACTCAAGACAGCATCTTTGAGTTTATGGAAACAAACCAGACTCGCTTGCGTGAAATGAGTCTGCGTATGGCATTGAAGATTGCTGATTTGCGTAAGCTGAGTCCCGGTAACTGGCAGCGTCTTGCAGAGACTACCTGCATGAAGGTAGCAGACTAACATGCCCTGGGTAGCCGTGATTGCAGCATTATGGTGCGGCTACCCTTGGGTGGCCGGTTTGATTGCTTTTCTTTTGGTGACGTGGTAATATGGAAGTTTCAATTGTTTGGATGTTGTTGAATGGTTGGTTCGCCAAGCATTGTTTTGAGGATGGCAGCACCATGTCAGGATGGATCTGTTTGATTATCAGTGCCTATTACCTAGCTCGTGTGCTAGAGGCAGTTTTTTAAAGTCATGGCTTCATAGCCAATGAAACGTTCGGGATAGGTTGGCTCCGCCCGAACTTTATAACAGGCACTTAGGTGCCTGTTTTTTTGACTTTTGTTTGTGATAAGTATATACTACACTGATGAAACGATGTACAATACAAATCAATGACGAAGTGAATATCAAGATCGAAGGTCTTGACCTTGACGCTCGCAAAGCTCTAGTAAAGGCTTTCAAATACGACATTCCGTATGCACGATATCTGCCAGCAGTACGACTGGGCCGCTGGGATGGCAAGGTATCTTATTTCCAACTGGGCGGCAGCACTTATGTGAATCTGCTGCCGGATATCATTCCGCTATTGGAACGATTTGACTACGACATCGAACTGGACGACCGCAGAGAATACTCAACCACGTTTGAGTTTGCACAGGTCACAGAACACAGCTACAGCGATCGACTATGGCCCAAGAATCATCCTGCAGAAGGTCAGCCCATACTGCTGAGAGACTATCAAGTGGAGATCATCAACAACTTCCTTACCAACCCACAATGCATACAAGAAGTGGCCACAGGTGCAGGCAAGACCATCATGACAGCAGCCTTGAGTGATGCTGTGAGTGCGTATGGTCGCAGTATCGTTATCGTGCCCAACAAAAGTCTTGTGACACAGACAGAAAAAGACTACATCAACATGGGACTGGATGTGGGTGTGTATTTTGGCGACAGAAAAGAATACGGCAGAACACACACCATCTGTACCTGGCAAAGTCTAAATAACCTCATGAAGAACACCAAGAATGGCATAGGTGATTGCACCATCCAGGAGTTCATTGAAGACGTGATATGCGTGATAGTGGATGAAGTGCATATGGCCAAGGCAGATGCATTGAAAACTCTGCTGACCGGCGTGATGTCTAGAGTGCCAATTCGATGGGGGTTGACCGGTACTGTGCCCAAAGAGCTGTTTGAAAGCCAGGCGTTGTTGGTCAGCCTGGGCCCGGTGATCAGCAGATTATCTGCCAGCACATTGCAAGATGCAGGCGTGTTGGCCAACTGCCATGTGAATATAGTGCAGCTGGTTGATCATGTGGAGTACGCAGACTATCAAGCCGAGCTGAAATATCTTCTGGAAGAATCCGGCAGACTGGACACCATGGCTTCGCTCATACAGCGTGTGAACGAAACAGGCAATACTCTAGTGCTGGTAGATAGAACCGAGTGTGGTCGCCAGCTGGTAGAACGTCTGGGCGAACATGCTGTGTTTGTGAGCGGCGCCACCAAGGCCAAGGTGCGCCAGGAAGAATATGACGAAATTGCTGTGAGCGACGGCAAGATCATCGTGGCCACATACGGCGTGGCTGCTGTGGGCATCAATATACCACGCATCTTTAATCTTGTGTTGATCGAACCGGGCAAGAGTTTTGTGCGGGTGATACAATCAATTGGACGTGGCATCCGCAAGGCCGAAGACAAAGATCATGTGCAGATCTGGGATATCACCAGCACATGCAAGTTCGCTAGACGGCATCTAAACAAACGCAAGGTCTTTTACAAAGAGGCCAACTATCCATTCACAGCTGAGAAACTGGAATGGATGAAGATATCTTGACATTGGTAAGATATCCAACTATACTACACACATGCGAATACTAACCTTAGACAACAGCTTTTATGATCTAGATCACTTGCCCGACGAAGTAGATGACATGAGATTTGCTATTCTGGACAACTCGGATCCCAAAGATCCAGACTATCATTTCATACCATTAATATTTTTAGAAAGCTTCAATGCACCTGCCTTGGTGTTAAGGATAGGAAACACCACAATCAAGATGCCCATGGACTGGCAGATCTTGATTGGCGAACCCGACGTGGGCGACCTCGAAGTGCTGCCACTCACCAGCATAAATGATCGCGGCTTCAAGGTATTCCAATTCAATCCGCTGACCAGTTTCCGTCCCAGCTTTCCGGACATTGAAATCTTGGATGTGTATCATGAAGTGAATTGGTTTGCACCCAAGCTGAAAAATGGCCAGCTGCTGGCAGTGCCGCTGAACGACGACGCAGAACCCGATTGTGTGTATTTTGTTAAAGAAATCAGCCGCAACTGCGAGATAGTGGATTACAACAAGGCCTGGTAATGGGACAGCTCAAGCCCGGAGCCACATTGATATACGAGCGTGATGGTGCCACGGTGTATCAGCGCGAAGCAGGAGCCAACCCTGCCACGCGAACAGAAGTGGGACATGACTATGATCCTAGGACCCAAGATGGTAGACCACTACACGAATGGATACAGCAAGACAAACTCTGGGGTGATATTCGCAGAGAGGCCCGCACCAATCCTGCTTTACAAGATATTCTAGATCATGCTATAATGGTGTATCATTTGACTCAGACTGAAAAATCACCATGAAAATTAACCAGTATACACAAAAGTGGACTGACCTGGATACAGAAAAATGGACTGACCTATGGCTTACCAAGGAGTATGAACCGGATGAATGGGAACGCACCAAATGGGAAAAATTGCGCGAAATGGAAGAATATAAAGAAATCCAAGAAAAAGTATATGAGCCTTACTTTGAGCTTTCCGGCGATGAATACCAACTATTCGAAGAATGGCGAGACATAACAGCAGCCGCTGAAACCAATCCTGCTTTACAAGACCTACTGGATCAAGCAAAAATAATCTATAGATTGACCAAGATCAAATGAGCGACAAACTAAACATTTCGAATGAGATGCGTCAGCTGGATGTCAAGAACCGTGACTTCTATGATGAACTCACGCCGGAAGAACGCAAGAAGTTCTCAACATTCCTCATGATACGCTGGGGCTCGGCAGTGGGCAGCAGCAGAGAACTGCAAGAATACTATGTACAAAGCACCAACCACTATCTCAACAAGCACTTCTTTGACATAGCCAAGCACCCCAAACTGCAATGGCTGTGTGCCACTGCTGCCAGTCCCGGTATGGGTGTGATGCGACACAGCTGGATCGCACCCAAGAAGAAAGAAGCTGGACTCAGTGCCAAAAGAAAAGCACTTGTAGCCATGTTTCCCACATACAAAGATGATGAGATCGACGTGATGGCCCAACTGGTCACACAAAAAGAAATCGACGCTTACAACCGAGCCGCTGGCAACGAAAAGAAATGACATTCACCTGTGGATACTGCGACAAGACTTTCTCTAGAGAAAGCAGTATCGAAATACACATGTGCGAACCCAAACGTCGCAGACTGCAACGCGACGACCGAGGAGTGCAGCTGGGCCTGCAGGCCTATGTGCGGTTCTATGAGACCATGCAAGGCTCGGCCAAGAACAAGACCTTTGATGATTTTGAAACGTCATCCTACTATCGTGCGTTTGTGAAGTTTGGACACTATTGTGTGAATACACGAGTGATCAATCCAGAACGCTTCATGGCATGGTTGCTGAAACAACAAAAGAAGATCGACAAGTGGTGCAGTGATCAGATCTACACAGAGTATCTGGTGAATTATCTCACCGTGGAAGCAGTGGATGATGCCCTGGCCCGAGCCATGGAATACGGTCTAGACTGGGCAGAAAAAACTGGCAACCCAGCGCATGATTGTGTGAGATACGGCAACGCCAATGCTTTGTGTCATGCCATCACCACTGGGCGTGTGAGTCCTTGGGTGATCTACAACAGCGAGTCAGGACAGAAGTTTTTGGGTGAGCTCAGCACAGATCAAGTGGCCATGATATGGATCTATATTGATTCGGATGTGTGGCAGAAGAAATTCCAGACCTACCCAGCTGATCAGGAATACGCAAAATTAATGCTGGCAAAAGCAGGATGGTAACATGAGCGCAGACATTGACATTGACTTTGCTGACAGAGAACAGGTGTTGAAACTGATACGCCATACTCCGGCACGACAGCTACACCAAGGCACAGCAAGAAAACACAATTCAGGTGTGTATGTCACAGACATTCCTCAAGATCCGGTGTTGGGCTGTGCGGCCATTGACTATGAAACTGCCGAATCACGTGGCTATTTCAAGATAGACTTTTTGAACATGGGTGTGTATGGCCTGATACAGGATCCTGCACACTATGAGCACATGTTGGCACAAGATCCGCCCTGGGCTAGGCTGTGGGAGGACGCCGACTGGGCACAGCAGTTGGTACATGTGGGCAACTACACAGGACTATTGCAGAGCATGCGTCCCGATTCAATTCCCAGGATGGCAGCATTTATCTCTATCATACGTCCAGGCAAAGCACACTTGCAGAATCAGCCTTGGCCGGATGTGTTTAGATCAGTATGGGATGGTGATGACGGTCGAGGATATGTGTTCAAAAAAGCTCATGCACTGGGCTATGCAGCCTTGGTAGCCTTGCACATGAATCTACTCAATCAAGCCGACGCACCAGCATGATGCTTTTGCGCTTGCTCTTTTTGCGGGCTATGTCCAGCAAACTACAAGCAGGGCCGTGCAGGATTTCTAGATCTTTGTTGATGAATGTGCGCAGAGTATATCGGAATTGTTCCCAATCTTTGCGCAGAAAGATATTGATAGGTATGGATCTATTGCTTTCCCACCACCAGGCCGATGCCAATTCCAGATACAGCATCTTGTCTGCTTGATCTGCCACCGCACCAAAGTCGTAGATGGTGGTAACCACATCATCTTTGTTTTGGATCACACCCACATATTCAGCGTTGGCATACATGCACAAGCTGATAAAAGGATATTTCTCCGTTAGTTTTTCGAATACATTGTTACCCATCGGGGTATTTATGGTCAGTATTTTTTGGATAAATAATAGGATATGTATTCTACCACCGCTTATCTTTACCAACAAATCACACGAGTGCTATTAGTGGACACCAGTGGAGGATACTTTACTGCGAGGTATGACCCTGTGTATGCAAAAACCCTGACCATCAACAAAGGTGTTGACAACGTTCTGTTGTTTGAGTTCATCAATCAAGATGAAAAACCTGTGAACATCACCGGCAGCACATTTGTGTTCCGCCTGATCGACCAAGCCGGCGGCCAGCTGCTGTTGGCCAAGGACATGGAAACACTCAGTGCCAGCACAGGGCGTGTTAAAGTGGTTCTCAACAGTGCAGATACCATCAACATTCAATCGCAACCGGCCAGCTACAGCATACAACGTACAGCCGGCGACTATGTGCAGGCAGTTTATACCAATGCAGACAGCGCAGCTCGGGCTGATTGCAATATCGTGGACAGCATATTCCCCAGTTTTATCCCCAGTGCAGTCTGTACCGTGCCTGATCTATATGGCAAGAATCAGTATGTTGGTGCTGCGCCTACTGCATTCCCTGACTGGGCGCTGACTCCGCAGCCCATCAACAGCATACAACAGACTGAATTCTATTCCAGCTATATCAACACAAATCAAACAGCTTTTACCACTGTTAAGTTTGATCTTGTGCATTACACAGGCACAGTCAAGGTCCAGGCTGCCGAAAACTACGAAGCAGTTTGGACAGATGTATCCGAAGCACGTGAGTATTATGATGCCACGGTCAGCGACTATTTCAACATAGTAGGATTCCATCCCTTGTTGAGATTGGCCATGAACAACAGCATTGGATATGGTGCCAGTGGCACGGCCACGGTGGTGGATGGTGTGGTCACAGGAATCAGCGTGACTTATCCGGGCCAATATTATGTGGCTCCACCATATGTGCAGATCCTGGGCAATGGTGCTGGCGCCGAAGCAGTGGCATCGGCCAGTGGCAATGGTGGTGTGGCCTATGTCACAGTGACCAATGGTGGATCGGGATACCTACCATTGCAGTTCCAGGGCTCGCTGGCAGCAACAGTGGTATTCTCAAACGGACTAATCCGCAACGTACAATACCGATAACTGTTGCGATTGCTCAAACAATCTGTTAAACTATACGGATGCTAGACATCCTTGGTTATCTGCCTGCGAAACGAAAAGCCACACCTTCGGGGTGGATGTCGTTTAACGCTGTTTGCTGTGCTCATAACGGTAGTACAGCAGATAAGAGAAGCCGCGGAGGCCTCAAACCCACAGAAACAGGTTGGAGTTATCACTGCTTCAATTGCACCTACACCGCCAGCTTTATCCTTGGCCGTTCGTTGAGTTTTAAGGCCCGCAGGCTCTTGGGCTGGTTAGGTGTGCCTGACGCAGAGATTGATGCGTTAAACTTGGAAAGTCTGCGTCATCGCAGCATACACGGTATCATAGATGATCGCCAACGCATATTCAATACTTTGGCGGATATACAATTTGACGAACAAGAACTGCCACCATTGAGTGAGTTATTGACAGGCGAAGATCTGCGTAGAGAGTATCTAAGGCTCAGGTGTGTGCCCGATGACTATCCTGTGATGATACAAGATCATCCAGAACAAGCATGGAAACATCGACCCAGCGTGATCATTCCATTCATCCATGACAATTGCATAGTAGGACACACACAGAGATTCTTGGATGATCGCACTCCCAAATACATCAGCAATAGCCAACCCGGGTATGTGTTTGGCACAGACCTACAGCACAAGGATTGGACTCATGCAATCGTGGTAGAAGGAATATTTGATGCGCTCAGCATCGGCGGCCTGGCAGTGATGCACAGCACCGTATCAGATGAACAGGCCAGGTTGATTCGCAGTCTAGGCAAGGAAATAACAGTGGTGCCAGACCAAGACTTGTCTGGCATGGAACTGGTGGATCGTGCAGTGGAACTGGGCTGGGCAGTGAGCATGCCACCTTGGCCTGCGGACATCAAAGATGTGAATGACTCAGTGGTTCGTTACGGGCGTGTGGCGACTCTGCTAACTATATTTGAAAACAGAAACACCAGCAAGATCAAAATAGAACTAAGGAAGAAACAACTTGTTAAAAGAATACGGAATTGACGTACAGAAACTATTCCTGGAAATGATGTTGGAAGATGCTGCCAGCTATGTGCGCATCCAGAACATCTACAATCCAGAGAACTTTGATAAAAGCCTAAGAGAAGCAGCAGCATTTATCAAAGAGCACAGCGAAAAGCACAAGACTCTGCCAGATATCACGCAGATCTCAGCTACCACTGGACTAAAACTGCAACCAGTGCCCGACTTGAATGAAGGGCACTATGAATGGTTCATGGAAGAGTTTGAGTCATTCACTCGCAGACAAGAACTGGAACGTGCGATCTTGGCAGCAGCAGACTTGTTGGAAAAAGGCGACTACGGCCCGGTTGAAAAGCTGATCAAAGATGCAGTACAGATCAGTCTGACCAAGGACATGGGCACAGATTATTTTGCCAATCCCAGCGAGCGCATCAACAAATACTTCAATTCAGGAGGTCAAGTGTCAACAGGCTGGCCACAAATGGATAGACTGCTGTATGGCGGATTCAGTAGAGGCGAGCTGAACATTTTTGCAGGTGGTTCGGGGTCGGGCAAATCATTGGTCATGATGAATATCGCACTGAACTGGTTGCAACAAGGATTGAGTGGTGTGTATGTGACACTGGAATTGAGTGAAGACTTGACCGGCTTGCGAACAGATGCCATGCTCACCAACATGAGCACCAAAGACATCCGCAGAGACATTGACACCACTGAGCTCAAGGTCAAGATGATGGCCAAGAAGTCGGGCAATTATCAGCTCAAAGGCTTGCCAGCACAATCAAACATCAACGACATCCGATCATATCTAAAAGAGTATCAGATACAAACAGGCAAGAGGGTGGACTTTGTGATGATTGACTACTTGGACTTGCTGATGCCAATCAGTGTGAAAGTCAATCCCAATGATCAGTTTATCAAAGACAAGTATGTGAGTGAAGAACTGCGCAATTTGGCCAAGGAACTACAGATACTCATGGTCACTGCATCGCAGTTGAATCGATCAGCAGTGGAAGAAGTGGAATTTGATCACAGCCACATCGCAGGTGGTATCAGTAAAATCAACACAGCAGACAATGTGTTTGGTATCTTTACCAGCAGATCCATGAAAGAACGTGGCAAGTATCAGATCCAATGCATGAAGTCGCGTAGTTCCACAGGTGTTGGGCAAAAGATTGATCTGGAATACAACATCGAGACCATGAGAATCACCGATGAAGGTGGTGAAGATGGAGATACCGGATCACGTGCTTCCAAGCCCAGCTTCATGGAAACTATCAAGGCTCGTGCCACTGTGACACCATCAGAGACAGTGACTTCAAACAACGCCTGGGAACGTGGTCAGCCTAAGCCGGGTGTGGATCCATTTGATCCCACACCCAAAGTGGGTGCAGAAGTGCAGAGCAACAAACTCAAGCAGTTGTTGGGCAAAATGAAGCCGATCCAATGAAATTATTGTGTTTTCCACATTACGCCGGTGGCGGATTATTATGTGATATTTTAGAAAACAAGTTTTCGCCTGTTCATAAAAATGGTGGGCTCGATTCGTTGAGTCATTCATATGGAAAGATTGGTGATTCAGAATCAACTTTTACAAACTTTGATCAAAACAAATTTAATATTTTTTTGTCAAACGCAAAAGATCATGAATTAATTATTGGTACACATTGTTGGCCCGGGGAAATGGATCTGTCCATGTGCGACCAAGTTATTCTAATCACAACAGAAACTACCAGGAGCAAAATTTATCGATGGCTTCGTGCTTGGCATTTATATTTTTCTAAGCAAGATCATATCAGCTCCTTAACTGGCATGGAACTTGTCGACAAACAAAGAGAAACCGCAAAAAACTATCTGCAGGCATTCGGTGCTATTCCACATTATTGTAACTTAGAGTTCGCCGACATAGTAGAAACCACAGCAGAATTTTATGATATAATGTCCGGAATGGAAATCAAAACACACATGGATCGATGGAAAAGTCTAAATTCTTTTTTATATGATTCAAATCTGTGGAATAACAGTTTGGTAAAAAGATATCACGAAGCAGAATTTGAACTGGCACATGGAAAATACTACAAATATTACTAAGATATTTTGCCTTGGTGATGGATATGCTCATGGACACATCTGGCCAGAATGGCCGCAAATCTTACAAGCACTCAGACCCGATCTTGAAGTGATTGTTATAAGTGCAGTTGGGGCTGGGTGTGAGTTCTTGATCAACGAACTGCTGGCCTGTGACATTGGATATTCTACCGTGATTTTTCAATGGCCGCAACACCAAAGATTTGATAAACTGATACAAGATGACCAGTGGGTGGATATTGTAAAATCTGATCCAATATATGATTTTAACACTTACAAAACTGAAAGCGGTATATGGTGGTGCAGTAGTGGCAGTGGGATTGATGTGATTAAAAAATATCACAATTTTTACATACAGACCGAACAATCTCTACAGAGACAAAAAATACAAAAGAAATTGATATCAGCATATGTTTCACAACAAAATGCCAGATACATTGATACCAGCAACGATGAACAAGAAAAATTTGCAGAAAATTTAGATTGCCGCGGAACTGAGATACAGCCACAGCCTTTGCTACATTATCGATGGTTGATTGAATCAATCATGCCAGTGGCCGGAATAGAAATAAATCAGTCTCTTGCTGAAGAATTATATAAACGTATTTCTAGTCACAAATGGGTTCCGTATGATCCTGATCGTGAAGAAATTTGGAACAATATGTCTCTAATAAAATTAGATAGCAGTGGTCACAGCAGTCCAACTGGTACTGCCTGTGGTATTCACATACAACCTTGTGCTGGTGCTGGAACCATCAGTCCTGAGATATAGACTGCCTTGGGCTGCTGCTATTGTCGGTGCACCTGATCCAAAGAACACACCAAGATTGGTAGTGCTAGACATCATTATGCCAGCACCTGCTGTGCCACCAACTGGTACTGCGGTACCGGCTAGAAACAACGCATTACCGGTAGCACTCACCTGACCACCAGTTCGTATATTACCACCAGTGACATTGGCTGTGGCACTGACCAGGCCACCAG